TGGTCATGCGGAGCGCGATCTGCCGACCACGGGCACGGGTGTCCACCTTCTGTGTCGTAGGTGTGATCACATACGGGTCCAGTGAGCTTGGGCTGGCCGTGGCTTGAGGATAAGGCCGCAGGAACAGGTTCACAGTGATGTTGCCCAGCTGGTTCTTAAAGTCAGGAATGAACCGGCTCATCAAGAGCATGTTGTCGCCATCCCCGATGTCAAAATACCCAGATTCGAGGAACGCGGGCAGGGGTTGGCCGGCAGCGTTAACGCCGTCTTCGTGGTTGTACACCACTGAGCGGCCCGGGGACAATCCGTAGATGGTGTTCAGCGTGGGCTCAGTGCTGTTGGGCAGGAACTCCGCACCCACAGGCTTCTCAAAGCTGCCCACATCCTGCCACGCCGTGCGGGCCAGAGTGCCGATGGACCAGACGTTCTCAAGGTAATTCAGTGTCACTGCGCGGTCGATAAAGTCGCTGGTGAAGCTGCAGTAGAAGAAGGTGACCTCGTTAAAGTCCGTGTTCAGCGCAGCAAAGACCTTGGTGTCCTGCACGAGGTTTATGTCGTTAAACACGTAGTCCTGCACACTGCAGGGAAGCTTTTTGACTGTACCGTCGAACACGTAAAATGCTTCTTTGCCCATCCAGAACGCCAGACCGTTAACGTCCACCGCTGCGTGTGGGCCAATACATCCGCAGTTAGCCGCCAGCTGCTGGAACCCGAAAGTGTAGGGCGGGCCAATGTACTGCATGCCATGTAAAGAGGTGTCGGTAAAGATCAGTATCTGCCCGCGCGAGCGCACTGCAGAGACGATTGCACTGCCGTCTGACAGCCGCTGACCGCCTGCCGTGTTGGTGGCCGACTCCGCAAAGGTGTTAATGTCCTCCTGATTCGAGAACCGCACGAACATCGGATCTTGTGTGCTGGGAGTGCCGATGGTGGTCTCGGTGCCAAAGACGACCATGTGCCTGTCTGGGCTCGATATCAGCATGTACGCGTTTGCGGTAGGAGCGCCCGAAACAATAGAGGCTCTGACCCCAACACCGTCGGTTGTCGGGTTCCACTTAAACACCTGCCGGTTCACCAGCTGCGCAACAAGCGTTTCGCCGAAGTTGTCGAACTTCCACACGCGTGATGACAATGTCGTCACTTCGCTTGTAGTTCGAGGAGTGCCCCACGTTCCAACGCCCCACGATCCGGTGCCAAACCCGAAGTCAAAAAAGCTCACATCAGAGCCTGTGCTGATCTGGTATGCGCCCACCACTGACGCGCCGCCGTTCCCAATGTCACTGGAGTTGGCCGCCACGGGCGCGGTGATGGTGTACGTTGAGGAGTTGATGACCGTGGTGATTTGGTATTCTGAATTAAGAATAGCCGCTGTAATAACGCCGCCCAAGCTTACCGCGCCCGAGAAGGTAACAAAGTCCCCCTCGTCAGCGCCGTGGTTAGTGTCGGTAACCGTGAGCGTTGTCGATCCAGTGGCCGCAGCAAACGTGACATCGCCTGCCCCGGTTGTGCTGCGCAGCGGGGTGATGTCGTACCACGCACCGCCCGAGCTGACGTAGACCTTTTTAGAAGTACCGAGGGCCAAGAATGGGACGCCGATCAAGGAGTTCCACGAGAAAAGGTCACTCCCGCTACCAACCAGATAGACGGCCTCCCCCGTAAAGTAGTTCCAACCCCCTATTTTCTCGGGCAGGCCATAGCGAAACCGCACGTTATCGCAGTTCGTCCAGCCGCCCTCGGCACCGTATTCGGTGTTCTGTTTATCGATGCCGGGGTTAAGGGTCAGTCTAAAGTACGCCATCTAAGCCCTTTACATCATTTTTGCAGGACGTGTGCCCTTAATAGCCGCGCCAGCGCCACGAACTTTCGACTTGCCGCCTGCAGCGCCGCCCTTGGTAGCCATGCCACCAGCTGCGTAGCCTTTCTTCATCATGCCGCCTTCGGCCATCTTGCCCTTGCCATCTGCTGCGAAGGCTGGGACTTTCTTGCCGTCCTTTTCAACCATCTTCATTGCGCCGCCTGCTTTCATGCCCTTAGCGGTCATGCCGCCTGCTGCCATACCTTTAGCTTTCATCATTTTCTTCGCTCTCCGCATACAGATTATTAAAAGTTACATTGGGGTCCAGATACGAATCGTCTTGCTCTGCGCAGTGTATCCACTGACTCGGTTTAAAGTCCGGTGCGCCTTCACCTGTTACCCAATACGCGGGGCTAGTGACACGGACTCTGTTGTTAGGCAATGCTACGATGTTACCCGTCCATTTACCAGCATCAGTTAAGATCAGCACATGGGTCTGCTTATGCTGCGCTGGGTCTTCAGCCACTTCGCTCTCAGCGTAGTCAACCGTGAACAGGTAGCGACCCTTGAAGAACTGATTGTCGATCTTGCACAGCCACTGGGACGGTTTAGCGCGGTCGATGGAGATAATACTGTGGTGGTAAGAACTACAATCCCACGGCTGCACAAAGTGCGTTTCCATCCGCTCCGGCCACTCTTCCAGCGGTATGTCGCCAACCAAAGCTGTGATCGGCATTCGTGCCCACATCGCGCCGCCGTGTACGTTGGGTTGACTGCCGTCGTCGGCTTCGCACCCTGTAAAGATCAGTTGAAACGACAAGCACCGATCAGGCATCGTGGTAACAGCAACTGCCAGCGCATGGACGTACTCGCCGTGGTAGTTTTGATGACCGTTAGTGAACTCTTTGCGCACCCAGCACTTGAAGTACGGGATGTTGCTTATAAGATACATTTAACCCCCAGATAAGAATAAAGCTCGTTCGGCCTCTCTACGTCTGACTAGACCGTTCAGCACCTTGCCGCCAGCTTTAGTCCACTTGAGGAACTCATCTGCTGCGCCCTGATAGTCGCCTCGATTGTACTTCATCCGCAGGGTTGATGACTGCAATGACCCAAGTCCACAGTTGTAGCTGAAACTCACCAGCGCATCATGATTGCACTGACGATCAACAGAAGCAGGACATAATCTTCGTACCCCGACAGAAAAAAAATCCAAATCAGCCGTAAGTAACTCGTCAATTTCGTCAGCATCCCACACCCGATTATGCTCTGGTTTAAGTGGATAAGAGGCTCTCTCGTCTGTTTTGAGCCTTGCCTGATCTGGGTAAAGCACTCTGCCATAGCCCACCGTCCACAGCACAGCGGGGCATTTATAAGGCATGGCGTGACAGCCCTCGAAAGATTTGATTAGCTGGATACCCGCTTCGGATATGCTCATTTTGAGAAGGCGCGTCCACCAAAGTGGAAGGAGATGATTGCACTGAGTATGGCCATTTCCTCAGATGAGAACACTAGCTCCATCGCTTCAGCAAAGGCCACACCAGTGCTATACGCATACCAAATACCGGCAATGTCAACGACAACCAGCAGGCCCACGAAGATATAGGTCACGACTGGGCGTACTGAAGCTCGAAGGTTGATCACCCAAGTTGACCCCCCTTCTGCTAATTTAGAGTCGTGTTTCCAGATTGCAAGTTTCTCTTGCGCCTGTGTCTGCATCTCTATCTGCTCAGTCCTAATCTCTTCCACTCTAGCTTGTGCAACAAAGCCCTCACGAGCTAGTGCCAGTTCTCGCTCACGCTGCATCGCCATCAGGGCTAACTCGTGCTTCTGGTCTCCCTTATTTTGCCAAATATCAAGCAAACGTGGTACTCCCGCGCTTGCAAATCCCATCAAACTTGATATTAAACTTAACATGGTAATTACCCCAGATTTAAAATTATGCCGATTCCAAAAGCGACTATTGCCCCAACGAGGCCAAGAATCGCAGTAATTGTTAGGACGTTTGCAATGAGCTTTCTCATCTTCCTGCGCTGATTTTGGATAGCCTTAGCGCGGGTGTCTTTAATCCTTGTGCGATCTCGCATCATTGCTGTGTACTCCTCAACGCCCCATCGCCAGACGATAAGCTCACGCAGCTCTTTCTCCTGCTGCTCAATTTTCTTGCGAGCCAAAAGGGCTTGCATAGCCTCCTGCTCAACACTGCCGCTGGAGATCAACTTCCTGAATAGCGGCGGGTCGTTGGCTTCTTCCTCTGCGGACTTGACATCACTGACTGCGCGAAACCACGTTCCCAGCTGGCCTGCCATGTCTTCCAATTCTCGACCTGCGGATATTCCCTTTTTTAGCAGATTAAACGCAGACGTAGCTATGGCTAACGCGGATACCGGGTCAAGCATTATTTTAACTCAGTAATGTCGTCGCCCTTTCGGACAGTGACTTCGCCGTTTTTAACATCGACGCGCATCGGTGGCTCTTTCTCAGCAAGCTTGGCAATCAGGTGCTGAATGACTTCAAACTCAGGACGCTCGGGCTTTTCTTGAGTTCCGGCAATCCCGTTCATCATGTTAATCAGAGCTACAAGCGCACCGCCGATCATGGTCATCACAGCAGTGATAGCGCCTTCAGATAAGAAGTAAGACGAGCCAACACCAATCAGCACGATAGCCGTGATGTACATCAGACCGTATTGGCCGATGGCCTTGCCAGCGACTTCTTTTGCAGTTTCATAGCGTTGTGGGGTTTCGTCGTTCATTCGTTGCCACCTCCGTTAAATTTGCCCCATGCACCGAGCATCAGCAGGCCAAGGACGAACAACGTGCCAGCTTTCGCCAGCGTGTTCAGGACAGTTTTCTTAATGCCCCGCCAATCGGTAATCAGACTACGCAAGTCGCGTACATCGTCACCGGCCTCTTCGTCGTGCAAACCGACTTCCTTCAGAGCTGACTTCATCTCTTCCCGGATAATCTTGCGTAACGCGAGTTCGTCTATGTCCACGATTCACTCCTACTCTTCTAAGATAACAACGGTGTCGGTGTCGCTGTAGAACAGCATTCTTTGACCGTAGCAGGCGACGTTAAAATCCACACCGTTCTTATCCAGCTCTGTCCAAGACCTACATTCTATCCTAACGTGTCGAGCAAGTACTTCATTGTCGTTCTCAAAAACACGCCAGACATGCTCTAACGATCCGCGCCCCTGTTGCCCACGGGACTTGTTAAACCGGATCGTGTACTTGTTCACAGGAAGGAGGGTGTATTGATTATTGGCTCTACCATTTTCCCTGTTTTTTCTTGCACTTTGTCAAAAATCTGATTATGCCACTCTCTTTGGATTGGTTCTATTAAGCAGTCTGGCGGTACTAAATCCGAATCTATCGTTCGCAGTGCGTGAATACAAGCACAGACTGTCTCGTCTTCCAACGCGGTAATACGATGGTATTTATTCTTCTCTACAAAAATAAAACCCGGAGCCTTAAATATTTTTACTGCCACGGCATTGCCGTTAGAACCATCAAGAATTTCGTATTTAACGGAACCGGAGCTTACAAGTGTGCCATGATCGTATGTATGCGAATGTCCAACCTCGACATCCCCTGCGTTTTTAAAATGCATCATGCGAGAATAAACATTACTTACTGCAACGACTGCAACGTCAGGAGGGTTCATGCTCACTCCGGGGCTACAGGCCACTGAATATCATTAGGAAAGCCAGACTGTAACCGGATATCACGCAGTGCGCGGCGGTACTCGATCCACAGAGCCTTGTCCCCGGAGGTCATCGGCACATCAGAAAGCATAGTCCAATCCGATTCGCGCAGTAGCTGCTTCGCTCGTTCCCATTCCAATTCGGCGGGTGTAGACGCAGTGGGCAGTGCGGGAGCATCCCCCACAATAACCCAGCCAGTGTCGTTGTACGCGTCACCCAGCCAGCTCAAGTCGCCAATCTTGTCAATAAACCCAGCAAGACCAAAGATAGGTCCCCAGTTCTCAGGCAGTCGTTGCGGTTCGTTTAGTGCTTCGCCGCTAGAGAGTTTTTTCAGTTGCCACAGCTTGCTCATCTTGTATCTCCTTCGCCATCAAGGCAGGTTGAAGTCCGGGTTGTTGTTCGGGCGGAGGGGGGTTAGCTCCAACGGCCATGTGTGGAGCCATGTCGTTTACAAAAGGGGGGTGTCCGTTAAGATGGAGTTTTTCTTCTGGAGTAACTTTCCAGTTTCTCCAACTTGCAAAGTCATTTCTGGGTTGGAGGTGTATGTGGCACCCGATATTAGCAGACAATTGGTTAATCAGCTCTACCACCTCAACAGGTTGCATTGGCGTCCAAATAGCCCGTCCATCGTTTGTACGCATTATTAACTCTGTGGTGCCTCCGAAAGAAGTTCCCACTGTAAAAGAACGGGCGCGGTTAAAGTCCCCCTCTCTTGTTTGTGTAGAAAGTCTTTCATTGAAACTATCCATTGTTTTTTCAATGTTTGTCTTTTTCATTGAGGATTCCACGAAACAACAACTTGCCCACCCGGAGAGCCTACCGATACTGGGTAGCTACTCCCCGGAGATACTGGAAGTGAGTTAAAAGAAGTTGGGTTGCCGGGGTTGCCGGGGTTGCCGGGGTTGCCGGAGTTAGCGGAGTTGCCCGGATATCTTCTGCCGCCACCACCTCCAGACCCACCGCTGGCATTGCCGCCACAAATGCCTGCTCCACCCCCACCCCCGGCCCCCGTTACGCTTGCAGCTTCACCGTTTTTGTTAGCGGGATTGCCCCTACACGCGCCTCCGCGTCCACCGCCCGGAGTTCCTCCCGGAACACGTGAGCTTGAAGTAACGGGGCCGTTACACCCCGGATTGCATAGCCCTGCGCCGCCACCCCCTGCAGGATTTCCAGTGCCGGGCCCGTTGGGGTTGCCTGAGTTGCCCCCGGAACCACCTGTAGTGCCACAGGGGCCGCTGGTGCCTCCTGCGCCTCCTCCACCACGAAAATTTGTCGCAAAGCTGCCGTTCGGATTAAAACAGGTAACTGTGCTACCACCACCACCGCCGCCACCACCACCGCCCCCAGAGCTGGCGTTCCCTGCGTTCCCTGCGTTCCCGCCTGAACCTCCCGCCCCTCCGGGAAAGTTATTGGAAAATACACTAGAAGCTGTGCCAGTTGAACCCGGATTACCGGAGTTTCCGGGATTACCCGCTCCGGCAGGTGTTCCAGATGCGCCCGGATTGCCGCCAAATCCCAAGTTTCGGTTGCCGCCCGGTGTAGCTGGCCCTGCAGCCCCTCCTACGCCTACTCCTGCTGGGTCATTGTTTGAGCTTGGGAAAACACTGATGGGTTGAACACAGCAATAAAAAATAGTTTGGGTATAGTAACCCCCTGCCGCACCACCTCCACCACCGGGGGCGCAAGTTGCCGGACCTACATTACCAGAATTACCTGCGTTTCCGGAACTTCCAGCTGCCCCAACCCCCGTGACGTTGACAGTGCTAATTCCTACGGGAACGGTAAATGTGCCGGGGGAGTTAAAGGTTTGAGTTCCACCGGGAACAATGGATTTACCACCAAAACCAGTTACTTTAGGAGTTCCAGCAGGCATTATAATCTCCTCGTTTTATCGCTCATACCATAAGCAGGTCGTTTGTCTTTTATAAACTCAGTGTTAGGGCCGTTCTTGTCAACGTAGTGCAGCATAAATTGCACATTTAACTGGTTTGGCGTTAGTGGTTTGCGCCAGTGTTTTGCTTCGCAGCCTTTATAGACTACAGCATCGCCGGGGCTAAGAAAGTGTTCTTCAACCGGATTGTCCTTATACTGCATGTAGATTGGCGAAAGCTCGCCCTTTGTAGCGATATTTACCGTAACACTGACTTCGCAAGACGGCCTGTCAGTATGGGAAACAAGCTCCTCACCGGGCTGGTATACACGAGAATACGAGTAAGTTGGAAGAAGCTCTTTCCCCGTTACTTCTTCTACACCAGCTTTACACGCCAACATCAACGCTTCAATCAAAGGATCGGCGTAATAAAATAACTTAGATGCAGCTTGTACGCCTTCGTTACCCTCCACCCATTCACCTCGACGGATGCGGTTTTCAAGATATTGAGAAACGATACTCACGGTATGTAAATCAATAAACTCGTTAACACGGACACAACCGTTTTTTTCAAATACGTCAGCACTACTCATAGTAGAACCACCCTGTCACAATATACTTGCTTTGCTCGCCCAGTACCGTATTGCCACGATGCGCGTGAGTGAAGGCCGCAGGCCATACAATCATTGTATTCTCTTCGGGGCGGATACGGGTTCGCTGATACAAAAACTCAGTTTCACCGCCATCAGCTTCCCCCAAATCGTTCAAATACAGCATGTAGACCAGAACGCGTTCGGCACGATTACCATTTCCCTGCTCGCCATGCCAAATATGATACCCCCCGCCCGGTGAAGTGCGCTGCATTTTCATTGCGGTGCCGTGAATCTTGCCATCTTTGAGCACAGAAAATTCTTCTGCATACGTGTCGTAGCACTGCTGAAGGCCGTTGAAAAACATACGTTCCGCTGGCACGTCGTTAAAGGGCGCAGCAGTGTGGACACCAAAGTTTAGCCCAAGCTGCATGTCATCTTTAAGGTGTTTAAGCGAACCTTCCCCTTTTTGGCGGTTGTTGCCTGCGCCTGACTCAACCAACCTTTCAAATTCTTTTATCAGATGCTGACAATACCCTTCAGGGTAAACACCTTTGTAAATGCCAATAAAATCTTTATGTTCTATGTTCATTTAAATGCCGGCCCCGATATCCATGTTACTAATGATTGACGGCTGCCGCTGGTCACAGGGGTAACTTGGTGCAGCACATAAGAGGGGAAGGCCGCTATCAGCCCCCGCTGCTTACGCACGTTGACAGGCTCTCCACTGGTCAGTATCTGCAAGTTGCCACCTTCGTATTGGCTTGGGTCTGTCAGTTGCAACACCATGCTTAATTTTCTACTGGGACTTAACTTCCCACCGTAGTCTAGGTGCCAGCCGTACATACCCTTTTCCGACTGATTATAATTGGTCAACTGCAGCGGTTCAGTAAAACCCGTTAGATCAAACCGATAATACTGCGCGTTTAAGGACGATGCCACGTGAGACAGTTTTTCAAACACCCATGCTGTGTCCGGCGTTTTGTTCAGCCATGACACCTGAGAACGGCGTATTTTAGCTAAGTCTTCCCCTGTGGGGTTACCGCCAACTTGCGCTTGGTTTTCTGCCTTAATAGCC